ACCATTCCAGCCCCTATACTTGCGTTGTCGGCTCCTCCCTCTCTCAGGCCGACCGCCTCCCTTTAGCGTTTCGCTTCTGGGGGGCAACTAAAAATCACGGCGAACTGCTCGCATACGCTCGCATATAGAATGGTCAAAAACTTATGGGTACACTAAAAGCCATACTTGATAGACATAACCTTGAAGGCGTTAATAAGCCTAAGAGAACTCCTGGTCATAAAACAAAGAGCCACGTTGTGCTTGCGAAAGAAGGCGATAAAACAAAACTTATCCGTTTTGGCCAGCAGGGCGCTAGTACAGCGGGAAAGGCTAAATCTGGCGAATCAGCCAAAATGAAGGCAAAGCGTAAGTCATTTAAAGCGCGTCATAAAAAGAATATCGACAAAGGCAAGATGTCTGCGGCTTACTGGGCCGACAAGGTTAAGTGGTAATGCTACAAGCCCTAATTGGCCCTATATCATCGTTATTAGAGAAGGCTATCCCCGACTCTGACTTGCGTAGAAAGCTTACGCACGAAATCGCTACGATGGCGGAAAAGAACGCGCACGAACAAATTAAAGCGCAACTCGAAATTAACAAAGCTGAGGCTAAACACAACAGCCTCTTTGTTAGCGGATGGCGACCTGCTGTCGGCTGGACTTGCTGTCTAGGTATGGCGGCTAACTTCTTACTCATCCCAATGACTAACTTTGCGTTAGCGTTGGCCTCATCTGATATATCAATCCCGCTTATCGAGCTAGAAACAATGTTGCCAGTCTTACTAGGAATGCTAGGACTTGGTGGTATGCGTAGCTTCGAGAAGTCTAAGGGCGTAGAAAGGAACTAAAATGGACTTGCAATTTAACCCTGAAATCTCAATGGCAAACATACTAACTGTTGGTGTAACATTCGCAGTAGCTTTAATGGCTTGGTCTAGCGTAAGCGGACAAGTAGAATCAAACAAGTCATCCATTGAAGAGGCTAAAGTTGTAAGCCAAGAAATGAACGATACAATCCATGCTCTAAGCATTGATGTTGCCTTATTAAAGCAGGACGCTGAGAATGCAGCTCAATCAAGAGAAGAAATAAAGGCTAATCAGGCCGAAATACTTAAAATTTTAAGGAAAATATAATGTCAACAGAATATATTGCATCAGGTACAACGGCAGTCACAGGAGCCGAGTTTCCTCTAACTGCTGGATCATCTCGCCTGTTTTACTGCCAACCAGCTTTAGGTTCAAACGAATCTCTACTTCTTGAGATCAAAAACACTGACGGTTCATTTACTACTGTAGGCACTTTAGCTAATGCCGGCGATCAAACTGGCACAGTAACTGCTACTGGTGCAGGTTCAAGCACGTTTAGAGTTAGTCGATCAGTAGTAAGCCCTGCGAAAACAGTATACTTTGATTAAGGGGTAGTTATGACACAACCAACAATTATAACAGCCCAAACAAAAGGTTACTCATCAACAGGCGGCTCTACAGCCACAAAAACCTATGCGGATGTTGTTGTACCAGCAGAGGCTAACACGCTTATAGTTCTTCTTGCTTCTTCTGCTTTTGAGACATCAAGAACCTGGACTGATTTAACTTATGGTAGCGCATTAGCAGTAAGAACACATTTAGTAGATGTGTCAGCGATTGGTAACAGCCCCTCGACTGTAGTAGCTATATTTGATGTATCGGAAGCTGGAGCTTTGACGGAAGATGTCGTAGGAACATTAAGCTCAAGTAGCAGCTTAAGCACAGTTTGTGGTGTTATTTGTTCTACTGGCTTTGTTGAGAGTTATTCTACAAGTGTAGAAAGATCTACTACGACTAATCAGCATAGGATATTTAGCCCTAACTACGAAAACAATATTGCTGTAACGCTTTCTTCCCTCGATGAAGATCTGCCTAGCTTATCCATTACTAATGGAACTGAGCTTTTTAAGTATCAGGATGCTGGCAGCAATCTTAACGTAGGTACTTTTGCAATATCTCAAAGTGCAAATAACTCTCAAGGCGGCAAGCTAACTTCTTACACTTTAGCATCACCAGAAGAAAGTGCGACTATAAATATTCTTTTATCTACGCAAAGAAATCCTTTTTCTACAAGCTTTGGGCCTGTAATTAGACCAATCATATCGCATGACGTAATATCTTAATGATTAAACGACAAAAGAAAAGAAAGCTAACCAAGCAGCAGGAAAAGTTTGTTGATCTAATGGCTCGTGGCTATCACGAAGGCCGAGATCCTACAAAGATGACTGTGATGGATGCGTTCCGTCTAGCGGGTTATGCGCCTGATAACGGTAACGCTTACCGCTTGTACAAAGATCTAAAAGAGTTAATCAAAGAGAAAAGAGATGACCTGGTTGAAGAAAATCAGGTTGCTTCTCTTGCGACTAAGATTATAGAAGATATTATGGTTGATCCAGATAATCGACCAGAGATCCGCTTAAAAGCGGCACAAGATATTCTGCACAGAACAGGCCATGATAAGCCTAAAGAACTAAATGTTAAACAAACCGTATCAGACCTTTCTGATGCAGAACTCGATGAACAACTATCAGAGCTGATTGAATCATCCCAAAATGTCCAAAAACTTAAAGAAGGCTGAAAAAGAGAAGTTACTACTCTTAGTTCAGGAGAGAGAGCAAAGGCGTTTATTTAACCAGATAAATGCTTGGGAACCTTATGGGTGGCAAGAGCTTTTAGCTAATGCTACTTTAGAGGCCAATCAGTGTTTGGCTATGGCGGGTAACAGGGTAGGTAAGACTTACACTGGAGCTAGGATTACCGCTTGCCACCTAACAGGTAGATACCCTGAGTGGTGGACAGGTCATAGATTTAAGAAGCCTATTACTGCGTGGGCTGCTGGTGCTAGTACAGTTACCACAAGAGACATACTACAGCGTGAGCTATTGGGCGATCCTGTAAACATTGACTTGCGTGGATCTGGGTCTATACCTAGAGACTGTATTGTAGATGTAGTGCGTAAGCCACAGATACCAAATGCAGTTGAAAGTATTGTAGTTAAGTTTCACGATGAGAAAGGTAATCACATCGGTGAATCAGTAGTCTCGTTTAAGTCATACGAGATGGGTGAAGAGAAGTTCATGGGCTCTTCTCTTGACTGGGTTTGGCTAGATGAGCAGCCAGCACAGAACATATATACACAGTGTTTGACTCGAACGCTGGATAAAAAGGGTTTCGTTATGATGACGTTTACCCCAGAGAGCGGAATGACTCCAGTTATCCAGCAGTTCATGAAGGAAAGAAAGAAAGGCCAGTTTCTTATCCAAGCAGGTTGGGATGAAGCCCCTCACTTAGATGAGGATGCAAAAGAGCAGATACTAGCTCAGTACCTTCCTAACGAACGAGAGATGAGAACAAAAGGCCAGCCAGTATTCGGTAGAGGTATGGTGTTCCCATACTCACTAGAAAGATTGGTTGTAGAAGATTTTGAGATACCATCTCACTGGCTGAGAATATCAGCTATAGATTTTGGGTTTGATCACCCTACAGCTATTGTTTGGGGTGCAATAAACCCAGAGAATGGCTGCTTTTATGTTACAGACGAGTATAGAGAATCTCGTCAAACAGCAACACAGCACGCTATAGCGATTAGACAAAGAACTTGTCAGCCACCTATAGCTTGGCCTCACGATGGTAATAGATCGTTTGATGGCGGTGATTCTATGGCAGAGCAGTATCGTCAGGAAGGAGTAAACTTCTTACCTGAACACTTTACTAATCCGCCAGATATATCTCAGACAAAAGGGGATATAAAGATTTCGGCAGGTATTACTGCAATGTCGAAAGCGATGGAGAAAGGTTTATTTAAAGTATTTCAGAGTTGCCATTTTTGGCAGCAAGAATACGGAATGTATCACTTTGGCGAGAATGGTAAGATAGTAGATAAGGCAGACGATTTAATGTCAGCTACAAGATACGCATTCCAAAGCCAAAGGTTTGCTATACCAACAAAAGATAAAAGCAAAAGACAGCGACCTTGGGAAACTAAGGAATCAAGTAATTACAACTGGGTCACATAATGATCAACAACAAAGAACTTTTGACTACAATTAATTCTTATGAAGATAATATCTCTGATCACATGGATAGCGATGCAGCCCAGACGCGTGCTGACTTGCTTGATTATTATCTTGGTGAGTCATACGGAAATGAGCGCGATGGCTACTCAAGTGTTGTTACGCGAGAAGTCTATCAAACCGTTGAGAATATTAAGGCAGATATAGCTGAGTTATTTGTAGCGGATGATGAAACTGTAAGATTTGAACCTGAAGGAGTTAATGATGTCGATGCAGCGCAGCAAGCAACTGATTGGATACGCTATGTTTTTTACCGTCAAAACGATGGCTTTAGCAATATTATGGATAGCCTTATTGATGGCTTATTGCAGCGTCAAGGTGTCATTAAGCGTTGGCGAGCGATGGAAGACTCAACCTCAGTCCATGACTTTACAGACATTTCTCAAGAAGCATACGCTTTACTTGAAGCTGACCCAGAAGTTGAAATAACAGAATTTGAAGAGTTAATGGATGATGTTACGGAGATGATTACCTTCTCAGGTAAGATGCTCCACACAGTAACTAAAAGCTCTACTCGCGTAGAGGTAGTGCCGCCCGAAGAGTTTGGCATTGATCGAAATGCAACAACAATAAAAGAAGCCCGATACGTTCGACAGCGAAGCCAGAAGTCTAAAAGCGATTTGCTAGAGATGGGCTTTAAAGAAAGTAAGATTGACAAAGCGTCAACCTCTTCTGGTTACAATGAATACGATTCACCTGAGCGTATTGCTCGTAACTTTGATACAGACGATTACGATGGTGATGAGAATCAAATTGCAAACACTTACGACTTGCATGAAGTTTACATCCGAGTTGATCGAGATGAAGATGGTTTTGACGAGCTTATAAAGGTTTGCAAAATAGGCAATACAGTATTAGATGTTGAAGAAGTGGATGAGATTCCTTTTGAGATTTGGACTCCTATCCGTATGCCTCACAAACTTACTGGTCTTTGCCCTGCGGATGCCGCTGCACCGATCCAGAAGATGAAGAGTACGCTTTGGCGTAACCAGCTAGACAATCAGTACAACTTAAATAACGGTCGCCCTGTGGTTGTTGAGGGCCAAGTAGACCTAGACTCAGTGATGAGCAGTAAGCCTGGTGCTCCGTACCTTGTTAAGCATCCTAGTGCTATTTCATTTCCAGGACAGCCATCGTTTGGCGCTCATACCAATAACATGATGGGTATGGCTGATCAGATGCTAGAGAAGGATGTAGGCTCTACAGATAACTCTATTAGCCCTGATATTCTTAATGGTAATACCGCTGCGGGTGCAGTTAGTCAGGTTCTATCTAAGCGTCAGGCTCGTATTCGCTTGATTGCTCGCGAGTACGGTGAATTCTTGCGTAAAGTCTTTATGGGTATTTATGAATTAGAGATTGCTCACGCAGAAGACAAGGCTGTATTCAGGTTAAACGATAAATTTGTGGAAGTAGATCCTCGCACTTGGAATGCTCGTAAAGATGTCACAGTTCTAGTTGGTCTAGGCAATGGCTCTAAAACTGAGCAGTTATTCCATATGCAACAGACTATGCAAGCTCAGCAAACAATGGTATCTGCTGGCGGCTTAGGCATTACAGTAATGCCATACCAGATAGTACAGTTGCAAGAGGATATGGTCAGATTGTATGATAAGGCCGCATACGGTCGCTACTTTACTGATCCTGGTAAAGACTTTACTGGTCAGCAAGAAGGGCCAAGCGCAGAGCAGCAAGCAATGCAGGCTCAACAGCAGGCAGTTATGGCTCAGATTGAGATCGAGAAAGAGAAGATTGCTATTGATCGAGCAGAGCTAGAGCTTAAAGAGCAAGAGTTTATGCTTGAAGTTAAGAAGCATGAAGATGAGAACGAGTTTAAAGTAGCTGAACTTAACTTGGAGGCACGCAGTGAGAGAGCAGTCAAGATTGGTTAGCAGCCTAGAAAGTGAGAAGGCTGATATAGAAACAAGGCTTAAAGTGGCAAACGCAGCCCATAGGCTTATAGGAGATGAAGCAATACAGTTTATTTTTCAAGAAATGGAAGATAATTTGTACAGGGCTTTTTCTAGCGTACCAACACCTGAACAGGGTGAAGGGATCTGGAGAGAGGTTAAAGTAGTTAAGGCTTTGAAAGAGAACTTGGAGTGGTATGCAAACCAAAGAGAAACCCTCGCCAAAAAAGGACGAGGAAGATAAAGAATATTTTATCGTGTCTAGTGATTTAATGAACTGGATGCGTGGTGTAGCTTTTACGAAGCTTACGATGCAGGATGTTGACGGTTTAACAGATGAGCTGTTTAACACGCCAACTATGCAGCAGTATCTTGAGTTAAAAGAAACACAAAAACCAAAAATCATAACTTAACAATAAGGACAACTGGAAACAGATCCTTGAGGAAATAACAATGTCAGACAATGAGAACAACTCTTCGGAACTCTCTATTAACGAACCCATTACGCAGGATGCTGGATTAGAAGCAATAATGGGCATGATCAATCCTAAAGAGAATTTAGGAGAAATTGAAAATGAACCTGTAGCTGAAGCGGAATCTGAGGAAGAATATTCTGAAGAAGAAGTGGACGAAAACTTGGATCAACTAGAAGAAGTTGAAGCCGAAGAAAGTGATGAATATGCAGATGATGAAGTAGAGTTATCTGGTGACATCGAGCTTGACGACGGTGAATATGAATATTTAGTTAATGCACGCGAATTTCTTGTTGAAAATGGTCTTGATGACATTGATAAGATTAAGAGCGGCGTTTTGATGCAAGGTGATTACACGCGCAAAACTCAGGCGCTGTCAAATGAGCGAAAAGCTTTTGAGTCGGAACGCACTTCATCTCTTGAAGAAACAGCAAAGCTGTTAGAGATCGCAAGCGCACTGGTATACGGTCAGCGACCAACCCATAACACTGAAGAGTTATTAGCTTTAAAAGAGGCAGATCCTTATGCTTATGAACAGGCATTAGAAAATCGAGTTCTTTTTGAACAAAGAGAACAAGAGATTAATAGTTTAGCTCAACAAGTGCATGATCTACACGATGGTCAAAGACAAGAAAACTTTAAAGCTGAATCACAAAAACAAGCTAAATTGTTAATTCAATTAGAGCCAAGTTTTTCAGACCAAAAAGTTGCTGCTGAAAAAGTAGCGGTTATGACCGAATACTTTGAAAGCGTTGGTGGTAGTGCTAAAGCATTAAACACCGTTACAGACGCTATTGTATTAAAAGTGTTACATGATGCTGCTATGGCTAATAAATCTCAGAAGCAAGTGGCGGCAACTAAAAAGGCTCCTGCTAAGAAAGCTTCTAAGACTGTTCTGCGTAAAGGTACGTCAACGAGCAAAGCGCAAAAACAGGCTGCTGCACAATCTAAGAAGCTAAAGAATGCCACCCAGAGTGATGGCTCTTTCTCAAGAGATTCCGCAGTAGATTTAATTTTAAATTCTTTTAATTAGGTAATATATCATGACTACAATCGCATCAACTTCGGCCTACGAGTTAGGCCCACAAAACGCAAAAAACATTCGTGAAGATTTAGGTAACGTAATCTTTAACGTAACTCCATTTATGACTCCCTTCACTTCTGGTATTGCACAAGCTAAAGCTTCTGCTGATAATCACGAGTGGTTGACTGACACTTACGCAGACTCCGTTGATGACAACGCTGCTGTTGAAGCTGAAGTTATTGGTTCTGCCGAAGGATCAGAGCGTACTCGTAAGGGTAACTACGTTCAGATCGCAAGCAAAACTGTTACAGTTACTAAGAAAGCTGAAATGTTTGATCGAGCTGGCGTTCCTGGTAAGGAAATGGCTTATCAGTTAATGAAGAAAGGTAAAGAGCTTCAGATGGATGTAGAGAAACAAGTTCTCTCTAATCAAATTAAAGTTCAACCTACTAATGCCGTTGCTGGTGTTAGCGCAACAGTTTCTTCTTGGATTTTTGCAAACCAAAAAGTATCTGGAGCTGATGGTGTTCTTAACACTGCGTCAACTGGTTTAACTAAGCCTGATCCTGGTACTTCAGAAGCAATGACTCAAGCAAACCTTGATGACTTGTTAGACGGAGTGTGGGATAACTCTGGTGACTTTAGCTCTGCTAAAATCATGGGTTCTGCTGGCACTATCAGCACTCTTCGTAACAATGCTGAAATTAGTAAAGGCATCTCAACTGATGTAACTACTAACGCTGCTGATGGCGAAATCATCAACCGAGTTGCTGTATACGTTTCTCAGTTTGGCCCTATCGCTGTTGTTCCTAACAAGCATATGCCTGCTGATACTCTATACGTTTTAGACTATAGCACTTGGGGCTTGGCCTTTGCTGGTGGTAAGAAAATTCATACTACTGACATCGCAACTCAAGCATCTGCTGAACAAAAACTTTTAGAGTGCTACTACACTTTAGAAGCTCGTTCTGAAGAAGCTAACGCTGCTTACTACGCAATTAACGCATAGTATAAGTGTTAAATGGATGGGGAGCTTCGGCTCCCTTTTCCTGTATTCAATTATCGGAGAATGTTATGCCACAAGGTAAAGGTACATACGGTTCAAAAGTCGGTCGTCCACCAAAGAAAAGAAAGACTGGTGCAAAGCCAA